ACAAAGACCCAAAGCTGCCATGTTATACAAAGTATTGGCGCCGAGAGTGTGTATCATGCCTGAATGCATTTGAAACACACCCTCAAGTATGGCCCGAATCGGGGGATCTGAAGTATTTAGTGGTGATTTAGACGTCATGGTCATTGTCCATTTTGCTCGCATTGACATCATAAAATTAGCTGCTGCATCACTTACACCAAATAATTTATACAGCTTGGTGATCACTGTTATACCCCTTTGCTCTTGTGAGCAATCAAATTCGCCAAAATCATTGACCCACTTGATATACTGGCGGTCGTTGATTTTATCTGCGTACTTGCAAAAGAATGTTGACAAATCAGCATCAGATGAATTGTATGCTAATTGTACATTATCCTTAAGCAGTAATGGTAAAATTTCATCGAAACATCTGATGAAACCTGCGCAAACAATATTGGCCATTTTGGTCCAAGCGCTAACGCCTTGACCTGCTTTATCTTCTGCATCAAACCCGGGGTTCATGATGTTTTTGGGTTGTTGCTTCATATGGAATTTAACTTGTTTATGATAGTTAAACTCAGTTGTGAACTCGTTCTCTAAATCAAGATATTTGGACGGTGGTGCCAATGGATCTAACATGGTTTCCACGTAATTCTTGAGATAGAGCATGCGACGGTCTCTGATGGGTTTGAGTTCGACATCATCATTGATGATGAGACCGCGTCGTGCAGATTTTGAGCTACTCGCGTAATCGCGGACTTGCTCATGATTTTCATGTGTGAATCCTGCAAAAAATTCACGTTCATCATCAGTAAATGCTTCCAAAGCTACCTTCGGGAATTTAGTTTGCAAAACGCGCAACGATTCGCAAAGTTTGCTGATGATTTGATCCGATGTTGGTCGGTGCAATTTAGCCAAAGTTTTATAGTTGGGTCGCAGCCATGTTTCTAAGCCTTCCATGAACCTGTCTTCAATACTAGCAGATAGCGGTTTGTTGGCGCGTTTGGCATATCTGGACAGTTGGGTTGATGCGGCTTTCTTGATCGACATGTTTGTATAAAGTCGATTATAGACACGAAATTGCGACAACTTCTTGGCATGAACAATGTGATCATAAGACTCAAAGAATCTTACATCTGCATTGTATTTACGTTTGCTGATATCCTGCGGTATACTATTAGGATTCAAATCAACTACATCTGGTGGTAGATTGTTAGATGTGACGTAAATGCGTTGTAAAACGCTTTCAATAGCCGCTTTATCGACGGCTGGTGGTTTAATGCGTATGGTTTCCTCGACAAACATTGCTGTTTCTAATGGTTTTTCGATGAATTCTATGGTATCATGGAATGGTGTGTCTGTCGCGTCTAATGCGCGCTCCAAGGCTGAGCCTTGGAGTGTGACTTTGATATCCTCATCACCATTGATGCCGTATACCACCAACTCGCGTGAAACACGACTGATGGCAGTGTACAATTGCCTTGGACGCATTTCCTCGGGCATTTGTTTGATGTCGGTATAACACAGATGGACGCGTTCTAAAGTGCGCCCATGTGATTCACCTGCAGTAAAGACATTGTAACCAAACAAATTGGACAAAAATTCTTTATTATTCTTGGTGAAAGTGATAACTGTGTCATGTGGTCCGACATCTTTCTTATCTGGGTGAGTACGTTCCGGCACGTACTTAACAATGTCTTTGGTTTTACTGGATGAGACAATACCAGGTATATAGCCTGCAAACAAATCAGTAACTGATTTGGGATTGCGCTTAGTGGTCAGATTATAGCCTTTCGACTCTATTTTGGGGACGATTAATGTTCCATCCCAATCTGCCCATGTTATTTGCTTAGGATCACCGGTGCCATAGAATTTCACATCCGGCCATAGTATTTTGTATATGGCGATCATAGTAAAATTCTGGACATAAACTTCGTCCAAGATTATTTGACGAATGTGTTGGTGACCGCGATTATTAATAACTGCTATATGAGTGTTCGCGTAGTTGTTGCCTAATTTGGCAATCTTTTGGATGTCCTTCTTAGCACGCGAGTATGGTGATACAACGATTGTGCAATTGCTGCAAGTGCTATTAATAACATCCATGGTTTTTCCGGAACCACCTACGCCTGATACGGCGTGAACTTCAATATCTATATCGTCAAAAATCAATTCCTGCAATTCCAATTTCACACTATTTGACAAGACTGGATCTTCGTCAATCAAAAGTTGTAATAACTTGGTTATTGACTCTTTAGGGACTTTGGCAGTCAAAAGAGTATTAGGTATCAATTTTAATTTACATTTGCAACTGGCGCGAGTATTCTTCTGTTGTTTGTAAGACTCGTCATCAATGAGTTTTTGAGCCACAATAGGGTCGAAAACTTCTGAGTGTACCTCTACACCGCTAGTGCTTGATATAAATATGTATTGTTCACCGCAAACGTTGCGAGTGCCGTCATTTCTGAAGATGTGCAGATATGAAGAGGTGAAGACCAAACGATCTACAAGCTCTTTATACAATTTCTCGTCAAACATAATTTTGTAAAAGAATGATTTGATGTTTTTGGTCAAACAAAACGTCTGAAATTGTAATTTATCGGCCACATTTTGGGAATTTATTGGATCATCATCAATAACGAAATCGATGTTGTCCAAATGGACTGGCTTGAGTTGCATGATAAGGTCGCCTACATTGTTGTAAGTGTAGTCGGCTTTAGCGTGTTTCATTGCCCAACCCGGTTTGTAATGACAGGTTACATACCTGCCTGGCAAGCTCAACATGTTGTACTGTTGAGCAAAATGGCCAGGTGCTGCCGAATATTCCAGAATACCCGGATTATTGGCCGCATCTAAATCATGCTTGTCCATATAATAATCAATAATGTCATCGATCTTTTCGGACATATGATCATCTAATCTCTCATAGATAATGGATTCAAAAGCAGGACTTATTTGCTGTGGGCTTATATTGACGGTGATGGTCTTTGGGGTACGGGTCTCGAACATATCTACGTAGCCGCCGTGTGTACATAGCGGTGTATCATGATAACGTTGCATGATCTTCTTGGTATAAAATTGCATGATCGTGTGGCAATGCATATCCCGAAGATGTCTTTTAAGGCAGCAAAGACTACCTTTAAAAAGATCTGTACCCACCAATGGCATCAATACTGTTAAGCCATTTTTGGACGCATACGCTGATATATCTTTGCATATAGTGCGCATTGCGTCGTTTGTAGCCTTGACATCTGCTGTGGTCGTGTTATCGTGACCGACGCACAAACACAAATCCGTCAATGCACCACCGTTATTGGGGTCTGGTTGCACTGTGAACGTTGTGGCTGTTGTCAAGGGTTTAGAAATTTTTGTATCGTATTTCTTAAAACGATTGCGAAATGATAGTGCTTGACCTGCACCATCTGTCAAATTTACATTAGCTGCGTTGACATACAGCATTCCTGGTGATGGCGGATATGCGCCATAATCACCTACGTTGTGCTCGATTAAGGACGAATGGTCACATTCGCAAATGAACGGCGTCCAATGATTACTGGAGTGATCAATATTAATCGTGGCACGACGTTTTGTCATGTCATTATGTGCATAGAAGCTGTGTGGTAAGCCATTCATATGCAACATAAGATGATAACCTGCCATATGCGTGACATTTCGCATAGTGGCAAGTGTGTACCAGCCTTTAGAAGTCTGGTCCGCTGGGACGAGTGAAAAGTCGCTGACACCGAAGTATCGAAGCGTATGCATTCCACAAAAACCGTCGCCAGTCGTAACAACATGTTGCCCGTGCGATTTACCTACGGGCGTATATGCACATGACGCGT